ACCTAAATATGTTCCAGCTTCACCAATACCTGATGTTAGCTCAGTATTAAAAAAATCTGATAAACCGCCTTGCACTCTATTACCTAAAGATTGGTCAATTTGCGTAACATCACTTGTATTTGTAAGAGTAGGTTTTATATTATCTGAAACATTATTGCCTGTTGTAACTGTTAAACCAGATGTATCAGGTCTTACACCAGTAAGAATATCTCCTTGTAACGTAACTACACCTGTCTTTAAAGCATTTGCAAAAGCATCTGCTGATAATACACCAGTATTAAAAGCATTTAAAATATCTAAAGATTCATTACTTGTAAAACCAGCATCAGCTAATTCTCTTAATTTTGTAGCATCATCTGCATCTGTAATATCAACAGATGGTGTTAAATTTGTTGTGCCATCACTAATTGTAGAAATTATTCCTGTATCTGTACTTGTAATATTATCACCAATTTCTATATCTATTGTATCTTCTGGTAAAATTTCATCACTAACTTTAATTACTTTATTAACATTTGGATTTTCTACACCTGTCGATATAGTTGTTATAGGGCTAACAACATCATTTGTTGTTAAATTTGTAGAATCTGTTTCAGTTGTTGTAGTGCCGTCATCTCCTTTAACAGCATCTATAGCAGCTTTACCTAACAAACCAGCACCAATTAAATCAGCAGCATTTATTGATGTATCTATTGTTCCATCACCTCCCACAAGACTACCAAAATAATTAGCATCATAAGGTAATGGTTGATAAACATTCATGTTAAATGTATCAGGGCTAACTGCAAAACTTCGTTGAAAGTC